ATATAGGGTGTTGCTAGGAGAAGAAGATCTACCAACATCAGAAAGAAGTGTATTTTATAATAATAAATCATATACTGACAAGGTTTACAATAAATCTATAGATGATATGATTAAAGATAAAGACAGGTAATATGGGATTTAAACTAGGTAAAGAAAGAGGTTTAGAAGCTACAGGTGGTGAAATCAAAACAAAAATGCGTTTTGGTAAAGATTCTGGAGGTGAAGCTTCTGTACCCGGAACACCTATTATTAGAGTTCCATTAGAAGAAGGTATTATGGGAGAGGCTAATATGGATGGAAGTATATATGTTAGTGATAAGTTAGAGCCAGGTAGCGCTCAAGAAAGGCAAACTATAATACACGAAATGAGGCATGCTACCGATATGAAGATTGGTAAGTTAGCTTATGAAGATGATTATATTAAATACAACGGACAAACATTTCCAAGAAAAACCATTAAAGGTATGGACATGATATTAGTAGATGGTGAATGGAAAGAAGCTGGAGATACAGGCTTTCCTTGGGAAAACGATGCAAACAACGGAAACAAATAAAATGAGTGTATTAGCAAAAATATTTTCTGCAGGAGCTGGAGAACTTGTTAAAAGCGTAGGTGGAGTTATAGATAACTTACACACGTCTAAAGAAGAAAAGCTTGAAGCAGAAAGAAAAATAAAAGAACTTCTAGCAAACTATGAGGTTCAGATGGAAAAAGAAATAAGTTCTAGATGGGATGCAGATATGAAATCTGATTCTTGGTTATCTAAGAATGTTAGACCTATGGTTCTAGTGTTTTTAGTAGTATCTACTGTATTAATGATATTCATTGATGCTGGAACAATCAACTTCGTTGTAGAAGCTAAATGGACTGACTTGTTACAATTAGTATTAATAACCGTGATAGGTGCCTATTTTGGCGGTAGATCACTAGAAAAAACAAAAAAATAAAATTATGAAAGGTAAATACTTTACAGTAGAAATAAAGCCACAATTCTCACCACTTACTGCGGGAATGCATGCCGCGTTTTCGGATGGTGATGTTCTTTTTGACTGGACACCATTTGACATGCCAAGGGGATGTAGTAAATTAATAGGAGCTCACTTGGAAATAAGACCAAGAGGAAACGCCGACGTAGATCCAAATATATTTGCTTTAGAGTTATTATTCTCAAAATCACACACTAAAGTTGGTAGTGTACCAAAGGCTCCAGGTACTTTAGGACCGGTAAATAGTGCCCCTGCTACTCCAACACAAATAAACTCAAACACAGAAGGGTTTATAGGTCAAATAAAAATTGTAGCTGGAGATTTTGCAGCTACAGATCCTCTTGCTTGCGCTTCAACAGCGGCGCCAGAAGGAATTATTATTGAGGGAGATGAAAAATTACGGGGTGGGGTTGGTTATAATGCGTTTGATAAAATATATATAGCTGGTATCGCAGGTGGTGCTATAGATCTTAGATCACTAACTAGAATTAACGCTGGTGATTTAGATGGTCCTACTTATACGGTTAATGGCACAGATCCTCGATTACATTTCGCTCCAGGTGATACGTTATATGCTACCGCTAGTGGTGGTGCATCACAACTCATTACTGGGACAGTATCAACATTGACAAACGCAACAACTATAGTCATGTCTTCAGCTGGTGTGGCACTCTCAAATACTGACTTTATATATAACGTTTATCCAATGCGTATTGTATTAGCGTTCGAAAAATAAACAAATTAAATTAACTTAAATTAAATAAAATGGCAAAAACAAAAACAAAAGGTACAAATTCAAAAATTAAAGAACTTAAAGGTATTAAGCCTGAAAAAATAACTGACGAGCAGTTAAAGAAAGTTCAAGATACAGTAAACAATCTAAATAGAGCACAGTTAGAGATAGGATCTATGGAAATCAAAAAGCATGAGATGATGCATCAAATCGCTGGATTAAGAGATGGACTTACAGTGTTACAAGGTGAATTTGAAAAAGAATACGGTACGTTTGATATCAACATTCAAGATGGTACTATAAACTACCCAACGGAAAATGGCGAAGTTAATTCGTAAAATTTCTGTAGGTAAAGATTATAAGAATGACGCTATGCACTATGCCGTAGGGCAAGAAGTATATGGCGGTCATACTATCTGCGATATTATAGAAGAGGACAAAAAGTTTTCAGTCTATATTAAAAAGAATAATGATATATTGCCTTGGAAGGACTTCAATAAGAATATGGCGGTATCTGTAGAGTATAATCTCGAATACTAATGAAAAGTGTTTACAACTTTGTTGTAACGCCAAAAGGAGAAAGATATAACAATACTAAGAAGCTAGATGGTGGTGAATTAATTTTAAACACTGAGATTTATAATCATCAATTTGTTAATAGAACAGCTATTGTTAAATCAGTTCCTATAGTTGGTGATACAGATATACAACCAGGAGATGAGGTTATAGTACATCACAATGTTTTTCGTAGATGGCATAACGTTAAAGGTATAGAGAAAAATAGTAGAAGTTTTTTTGATGAAAATAACTATTTAGTAAATTATGATCAAATATTTTTACTTAAATATTGCGCTAGTTTTTCTGATAACAGATGGCACGCGCCGCAAGGTTATTGCTTTGTAAAACCTTTAAAAAAAGTAGATCAATTTAATATTGAATCTGAAAAACCTTTACAGGGTATTGTTAAATATTCAGACGGTACCGTAGAGGTTGGGGATCTAATTGGTTTTAGACCAAAAAGTGAATACGAGTTTATCGTCGACGGCGAGAGACTATATCGAGTTTTATCTAATTTTATTACAATCAAATATGAATATCAAGGAGACGAAGAAGAGTATAATCCAAGCTGGGCATAAAGCAGTTGAAGAACTGATTAAAGTTGCTAAAGAAGCTATTGTTGATAGTGGAGATGATATTACAGCAGACAGACTTAAGAATGCTGCCGCTACTAAAAAACTAGCGATATTTGATGCTTTTGAAATACTTAATAGGATTCAAGATGAAGAGAACTTACTTGAAGGTAAATCACCTGAAGAGAAGAAAGAAAAAGCTTTTCAAGGATTTGCGGAGGGAAGATCAAGGTAATGTACAAGCAAGATTTAGTTGAAGTAATAGAACCTGTTAAAAAAACGACTATTAGTCGTCTTAATAAAGGCAAAAAATGGAAATATGGATATGATAAAGAACATGATATTATCGTTATATCAAAAAGCGGTCAAATTGGTGAAATACTTGAAATTGAAAATTTGCGGATTGCTCTGCCAAAAGTGCCAAGAGAAGTGTTCAAGCACGAAAAAAACAAATGGATAAAGACTGACCAACCTAAAGCGTTAGAACGTCTTAAGAGTATATTTGACTGGAGAACTTATCCAGAAGATCAAAAAGAACAATGGTACGACTATATAGATGAAGAGTTCAATAGAAGAGAAAATGGGTTTTGGTTTACAAATAATGGAAAACCCACCTATTTAACTGGGACTCACTATATGTACTTACAATGGAGTAAGATAGATGTAGGGGCTCCAGATTTTAGAGAGGCAAATAGATTGTTCTATATATTTTGGGAGGCCTGTAAGGCTGATAAAAGATGTTATGGAATGTGTTATCTAAAAAACAGACGTTCGGGGTTTTCGTTCATGTCATCAGCAGAAACAGTTAATTTAGCCACTCTTGCGGGTGATAGTAGATACGGTGTACTATCTAAAACTGGTTCGGATGCAAAGAAAATGTTTACCGATAAGATTGTACCTATCAGTATTAATTACCCATTCTTTTTCAAACCGATTCAAGATGGTATGGATCGTCCAAAAACAGAGCTTGCGTACAGAGTGCCATCCACTAGGTTTACTAGAAAGAAGATAACGGTTAATGAAAAGCTAGAAGAGTTAGAAGGTTTAGATACAACTATTGATTGGAAGAACACGGGAGACAATAGTTATGACGGTGAAAAACTAGCTTTACTAGTACATGATGAAGCTGGTAAATGGGAGAGACCTGAGAACATCCTCAACAACTGGAGAGTTACAAAAACATGCTTACGATTAGGTAGTAGAATTATTGGTAAGTGTATGATGGGGTCAACAAGCAACTCTTTAGATAAAGGAGGTGAAAACTTTAAAAAATTATACAATGCTTCAGACGTCACCAAACGAAATAGAAACGGTCAAACAAAATCTGGTTTATACTCTTTGTTTGTCCCAATGGAATGGAACTACGAAGGATTTATTGATGAGCACGGAATTCCAGTATTCACTACTCCTGATAGCGATGTGTTCGCCCCAGACGGTGAACTAATAGACGTAGGCGTAATAGATAATTGGCAAAATGAAGTAGATGGTTTAAAAGGTGATCACGATGCTCTTAACGAATTCTATCGCCAATTCCCAAGAACAACAGAGCACGCTTTTAGAGATGAGGCTAAGAATAGTATATTTAACTTAGTTAAAATATACGAGCAGATAGATTACAACGAGGAGATGTCAAGTACCTTAGGAGTTACTCAAGGTAATTTCCAATGGGTGAACGGAATAAAAGATACACAAGTGATCTTTTACCCAGATCGAAAGGGTAGATTTAAAGTAAGTTGGGTTCCACCTCAACAGATACAAAATAAAGTTGTTCTTAAAAACGGTATTAAATACCCTGGCAACGAACATATGGGAGCGTTTGGCTGTGACAGTTACGATATATCAGGAACTGTAGATGGAGAAGGATCAAAAGGAGCTTTACATGGATTAACTAGATTCTCAATGGAAGATGCTCCAGCTAATAGTTTCTTCTTAGAATACCTATCAAGACCACCAACCGCGGAAATGTTCTTTGAAGACGTTTTAATGGCTTTAGTATTTTATGGAATGCCTATACTTGCAGAGAACAATAAACCTCGTTTGTTATACTATTTAAGACGTAGAGGATATAGAGGGTTTAGTATGAATCGCCCGGATAAGATATGGAACAAATTATCAGTTGCAGAAAAAGAAGTTGGTGGAATACCCAATTCAAGTGAAGATATTAAACAAGCCCACGCCGCGGCAATAGAAATGTATATTCAAGATCACGTAGGCATAAAGCGAGATGGAACACTTGGAGATTTATATTTCAACGCTCTACTTAATGATTGGTCTAGATTTGATATAAATAAAAGAACAAAGCATGATGCATCAATAAGTTCTGGTTTAGCTATCATGGCTAACAATAGGCATTTATACGCACCAAACGCAAAGGTTGAAAAACCAAAGTTAAATATAAACGTTTCCAAGTATAGTAATACTGGAAATAATTCACAAATAATCAAATAATAAATATGGCAGAGTCTGGCATTAAAAGTTATTTTCCGAGTCAAACTGTAAGCGATGCTGAGAAACTTAGCTATGAATATGGTTTAAAAGTTGGTAAAGCAATAGAAACAGAGTGGTTTAGTAATGATAGGGGTTTTAATAAATACAAATCTAATCACAATGATTTTCATAATTTAAGATTGTACGCAAGAGGCGAGCAATCTGTTCAAAAATATAAGGATGAGTTATCTATAAACGGTGATTTGTCCTATTTAAATTTAGACTGGAAACCAGTTCCAATTATCTCTAAATTTGTAGACATAGTGGTTAATGGTATAGCTGAAAGAACATATGATGTAAAAGCTTTCTCTCAATCGCCAAATGGCGTCGCTAAGCGAACGGAATACATGGAGTCAATATTAGCCGATATGAGATCAAAAGAGTTCAATGATTTTGCTCAAAAAGCTTTTGATGTGAATCTTTATAATCACGAAAAAGATACTTTACCTGAAACGGAAGAGGAGTTAGATATACACATGCAACTTACTTATAAGCAGGCTGTGGAATTAGCCGAAGAGCAAGCCCTAAACGTGTTGATGGATGGTAATAATTATGAGTTAATTAAAAAACGTTTTTACTATGATTTAACTGTATTAGGAATTGGGGCTGTTAAAACAGGGTTTAATACCTCTGAGGGTGCCACTATAGATTATGTAGATCCTGCAAACCTTATATACTCTTACACTGACTCCCCTTACTTTGAAGATATATATTATGTTGGAGAAGTAAAATCTATTCCAGTAAACGAACTTGCCAAACAGTTCCCTCATTTAACAGAATCTGATCTTGAGGATATAATGAAGAATAAAAGTTTCAATAGAAACAACAATACCACTAGATTCTCTATAGATAAAGAAGATAATAATACTATTCAAGTTTTATACTTCAATTATAAAACTTATATGAACGAGGTTTATAAAGTGAAAGAAATGGGTAGTGGTGCGGATAAAATTATACCTAAAACCGATCAATTTGATCCACCAAAAGACAAAGAAGGTGGTTATAGTAGAATACTTAGGTCGATAGAATGTTTATACGAAGGTGCTATGATTCTTGGTACTGACAAACTACTTAAATGGGAGATGGCTAAAAACATGATGCGACCTAAAAGTGATTTTACTAAAGTAAAAATGAACTATAACATTGTAGCCCCTAGAATGTATAACGGTAAAATTGATTCGTTAGTAAAACGCGTAACTGGTTTTGCTGATATGATTCAGTTGACACATCTAAAATTACAACAAATAATGTCTAGGATGGTTCCTGATGGAGTTTATTTAGATGCCGATGGTTTAGCTGAAATAGATTTAGGTAACGGAACAAACTACAGTCCACAAGAAGCCTTAAATATGTTCTTCCAAACGGGTTCTGTTATTGGTAGAAGTTTTACTTCCGAAGGAGATATGAATCCAGGGAAAATACCTATTCAAGAAATTACAAGCGGTAGTGGTGGTAATAAAATACAAGCTCTTATAGGTAATTACAATTATTATCTACAAATGATAAGAGACGTAACTGGACTTAACGAAGCTAGAGACGGCAGTATGCCAGATAAAAATGCATTAGTTGGTATTCAAAAACTTGCAGCAGCTAATTCTAACACCGCTACAAGACACATATTACAGTCTGGATTATTTTTAACATCTGAAGTAGCTGAATGTTTATCTCTTAGAATATCTGATATATTAGAATATTCACCAACAGCAGATGCATTTGTCCAGGCTATTGGTGCTCACAATGTTGCTACTTTAGAAGAAATGTCAGAATTGCATCTTTATGATTTTGGTATATTTATAGAATTAATGCCAGATGAAGAAGAAAAAGCAGTTCTTGAAAACAACATACAAATGGCTCTCCAACAACAAAGTATAGATTTGGAAGATGCTATTGATCTTAGGGATATAAAGAACGTGAAACTAGCCAATCAATTGCTTAAAATACGTAGAAAAAAGAAAGCAGATAAAGATCAGGCTTTACAAGAGCGTAACATGCAAATGCAAGGGCAAATAAATCAACAATCTGCACAATCAGCCGCTCAAGCTGAGGTTCAAAAAAACCAAGCTTTAACTCAAGGACAGGCGCAATTAGAGCAAATGAAAGCTCAATTAGAATCACAAAAAATGTCACAAGAAGTTGAAATGAAAAAAGAACTAATGGGATTAGAGTTTCAATACAACATGCAATTAAAGGGAATTGAAGTTGATGGCATAAAAAATAGAGAAGCACAAAAAGAAGATCGTAAAGACGAACGAACAAAAATACAAGCTTCACAACAATCAGAACTTATAGATCAAAGAAATACAGGTAAACCACCTAAAAACTTTGAGTCTGCAGGTAATGATATACTAGGTGGTGGCTTTGATTTAGGATCGTTTGATCCTAGATAAATTTATTAATTATTATTATATTATATTATGGAAAAGAAAAAAGAAGAAGTATTAGAGGTAGTAGAAGAAACTACCCAAGAAACAAGTCAACAAGATTCAGGGGATGAAAACGTGGTGAAAGTTGATGAGTCAAAATTTGAAAGTGCGGAAGATGATAGCATTATCAAGATTGATTTAAGTAAACCACCCGAATTGCAGGAAGATAAAGTTGAGACTGAGGTTGAAAACGAAGCGGTAATAGAAGTTACTGATAATACAGAAGTCCAACCAGAGTCAGAAACACAAGAAACCCCAGTATTAGAAGAGGTTACTGAAGACGAGGTTGAAGAAATAGCTACAGAAGTTGAAGAAGCTATAACTGAATCTATGGAAACTGGAAAAGAATTACCAGAAAATGTCCAAAAGCTAGTGGATTTCATGGAAGATACTGGCGGGGATATTAATGATTACGTAAAACTTAATCAAGATTATAGTACTTTAAATGACGAAGCTTTGCTAAAAGAGTATTACACTCAAACAAAACCTCATTTAGATACAGAAGAAATTAACTTCCTTATGGAAGATCAATTCTCTTACGAAGAAGATATA